CTCCAACAACCCACAACGAAGGATGAAACGTTATGAATACACAGATCAAAAATGAACTTACCACCAAAGAAGCGCAAAACGTACTGGCTGTAACAGATCAGGAAATCCGCACTATCCGGATCATGATCAATGCCATCGAGCAAAACGTACAGGCTTTAGACCAGTTTATGGATGCGATGGGGCTGCAGCGTTGGATCGGATCGGATAACGCCCGTTCTATCGGTAACGCGCAATTTGTCGTAAAGAAAGACGATTAACCGGTTACCCTGCGCGGGGGGCTAATACCGCGCTTTCCTCCCTCAACTTGCCCCGTCACTAGTTGGCGGGGTCTTTTTTTGCCCGCACCCTAGTTAATAGCCTTTCGGGTTGAACTGGCGGGATAAATCGGCGGGCCGGTTGTTCGGGGAATGCTGCGCTTTTTGGTCGCCATGTATTCCCTGCGTTTTTATCAACATGACAAATATGGTAACGCGCGCGGGCGGGCACATCATGCATATGCGCGTATGATATGGCGATCAGGACAGGGGGGCCGGTGTCGGGTCGCCTTGGCGATCAATGATGGTGCTGATCTCAGGGGAATTGGTACCGGATCGGTACTAGTTTGGGATGGTCGAGATCGATCCTCTGTGATCGGTGCTGACTGGGCATCACAGACAAAGATAAATATTCCGCGCGTGCGCGGGCACGCAAGGGCCACTGGGGTACCCCCGCATATGCTAGCAATACCGCCCTCGATTTTGTGGCAGGATAGTTATCGATATGACTAAAAAGGATGCGTAGGGGGGGTCAGCGGGGTGTCGGCGGGTACCCTATGGGTTTACCCCGGCGGGCCTATGCCCATAGTACAGTCAAATTTTAATTTTGTCAAGAAAAAAAGTTGACACACATGAGAAAACCCCCTATACTATTGTCGTGAGCCGCATTTTTATGTCGGACCACCCCACTACGCGACACTTCCGTTGTACTAACCAAGTGGTACCGGACATGGATGCGACTCACCCCTTCTCTTTTCTAGGTAAATCATACGATGTTCACAGCTATTGTCTTTGCGTGTTGGCTTCACAGCCCAAACGACTGCACACAATTCATCGATAAGCAAGGTCCGTACCGCAACGAAGACGAATGTTCGACCCGTGTCGTACGAATGATCAAAGAAATACGCAACATCACACCCGGAAAGGTCATTGTCGGTGCCGAATGCACCATAATCGCACAAGAAGCCACCTAAATATGAACCTCCTTCCCCAACAAACCCCGAAAAAGCGGGAATTGACGCCCCAACAGACGCAATTCCTCGACATTCTCTTCGAAAACGGTGGAAATGTAACCGCTGCAGCCGTAGATGCGGGCTATTCGAAGGGCAGTGCAGCGTGGTTACGCAAAACTCTCGCAGAAGAGATCGTAGATCGCACGAAAGACATCCTGTCTATGAACGCCTACAAGGCTGCTACACGCCTCGTGGCTACAATCGACAACCCCGCCCCCGAACGCGGTGATGATCTGCGTCTCAAGGCTGCTGAGAGCCTTCTCAATCGTGTAGGAGTGAAGCAACAAGAGACAATCAACCACAATGTAACGGCAGTACACGGCGTTGTTCTGCTTCCTCCCAAGAAAGAAGTCGTGATCGATGGCTGATCTATCCAAGTACCCGAACTATAGAGACTTGACCCCTGAACAAAGACGGCAAGTAGACATTCTTTTGATGCAGGATCAAGCAGCCGGAATCAAAAACCTGCATGTGTCGATGTACATTCCTATGGTTGTAGATCAATCTCGTAAAAAAATGGCGCACGGTGGCAAGGCTTGTCGTGGTCGTCCCGCACAGAGTAGCGCGGAGAAAAAGTAAGTGGCAGGTCGTCCCAAGAAAGATCCCAACGCACCCAAAGCCACGTACAACCTCTCTACAAAGGAACGTGCCCGCCGCGCTGCCCAAAAGAAACTCAACGCAGCGAAGCGTCGTGCAGCCAAGACAACGAAGGCCGCAGAAGACAAACGTCGCTACGCCCGTAAACTCGAAACCAAAATAGGAAAAGTGGAGAAGGCACTTGTCGGTAAAGAAACTAATGTCATCGATCAAGGAGACCTCACAGAACTTCCTGCAGCCGTTGCAGATTTGGTTGATGATGCTGAAATCGTATTTAAGCCGAATGAGGGACCGCAAGAAGAATTTCTTTCGGCGGGTGAAAGAGACGTACTCTACGGCGGTGCAGCCGGGGGCGGTAAATCTTTCGCTCTCTTGGCCGATCCTCTGCGCTTCTGTCACAACCCTAATCATCGTGGGCTTCTTCTTAGGCGTACTCTCGACGAGTTAACCGAACTCATCGACAAGTCACGCCAGTTGTACACGAAGGCGTTCCCCGGTGCAAAGTTCCGCGAGTCGAAGTCTACGTGGGTTTTCCCGTCAGGTGCAACGATCTGGTTCACCTATCTAGACAAAGACAAAGACGTAACTCGCTTTCAAGGGCAGGCATTCAACTGGATAGGCATCGATGAAATTACACAATACCCCACGCCTTATGTGTGGGATTACTTGCGTTCTAGGCTTCGTACTACTGATCCTGAACTCCAGCAACACTTGTACATGCGCTGCACAGCCAACCCCGGAGGAGTGGGTGGTTGGTGGGTCAAGAAAACCTACATCGAAGGAACTCCCGAAAATAAGCCTTTTCCTGCCTTCGATATAGAAACAAAGAAACCGTTTCTGTGGCCCACCGGCCACGAGAAAGCAGGTCAGCCGCTCTTCTTTCGCAAGTTTGTTCCTGCGCGGTTGACCGATAATCCCCATCTGATGGCAGACGGCCAATACGAGGCTATGCTCAGATCGCTCCCGGATGTCGAGCGAAAGAGACTTCTCGAAGGGGATTGGGATGTGGCAGAGGGAGCGGCCTTCCCGGAATTTTCACGTGCCCGTCACGTTGTCGAACCATTTGAACTTCCGACGAACTGGCCCCGTATACGTATGGCCGACTACGGATACGCAGCACCCTCGTGTGTTCTCTGGGGTGCTATCGACTGGGACAACAATATCTGGATATACAGGGAACTATACCAAAAACACTTGACAGCAGAGGAACTAGCCGCTAGAATACTAGAAGCGGAACAACTAGACCCCTTACCACACTATACGGTCCTTGACTCGTCTTGCTGGAACAAGACGGGTTTTGGGCCTTCAATCGCAGAAGTGATGATGCGTGAGGGTGTGCGCTGGACACCGGCAGACCGCAACCGTATTCAGGGGAAGATGGAGATACATCGTCGTCTCGCTGACGATCCCTACACAGAGGAGCCGCGCCTACGCTTCTTTTCAACGTGTCAGAACGTCGTCAAGCAAATTGCAGGCATACCTCTCTCTAAAACAAACAGCGAAGACGTAGACACGAAGGCAGAAGATCACGCATACGATGCTCTGCGCTACGGAATGATGACACGCATGAGTGGCTACGCCTCTATACACCAACAACTCAATGCGATCAAGAATCAAGTACACCAAGTTCAAGACGAAGTGTTCGGATATTAAATGGCTGGAACTAAAGCATACATAATCGAAGAAACTAATTTCGACCCTAGAGAAATAACTCTAGAGGAGTTTATTAAGCTATACGAAACTGAATCCACTGAAAAGGGTAACAGAAAAAATCAATCGTGGGGAAACAAGATACGTAAAAACCCCGTGTACAAAGGTTTTCTCAACCAGCCTGTAATTAACATCTTAGATGCTACAACACAGATAGATGGAGCCAACATTTACAAGGCGGCACAAGACGCCGAAAATAAAGCAAAGGGTGATCTCCAGAGTAAAATACGGGTGCTAGAAAGTAATATCCTTCCTAAAATCCAAGAGATTCAAGCTAGGGAGGGTGTTGACCTATCTAAATTTACATCTCTAACCACAACAGTTCCTAAGATAGCGACTGCTGGTCAAAAGCTAACCACAACCACGCAGTTCGATAGTAACAAGATGGGAGAACTTGTTGCAAACCTAGAGGAGCATGTAAAGAAAAATCCTAAAGATCGTCCCAAAGCAAACGCAATTTTGTTGATGCTTGAGATGGGGGCACGTCCTAGCCTACCTACAGAAATTATCAGTTCGGACTACGTGACTAGCACTGTAACTCCGGAAGCAGAGATGCTAGGGGTGGGAGTTAGAACAGACG